TTGTGACCCTTCGAGTGGGTGTACTCTCTCGACTGCTTGAGGTAGTCGAGGTAGCGGAGTAGTTTGTAGTTCACTTTGCTTCTTTCTTGGTAGGGTTATCCCTACTAAATATGTTTCATCGGTTACTGCCGACTCGTCAGTGGACACCAAACAGTGCCATACATATAGGCATATTTTCAGGCATATGCCAGACCTATTTTTACTAGTTCATTTGATTGCCCTCAGGTCTGCTACGCAGTCGCTCATAACCCTTGCATCTCTTGCGAGCATTGGCAGGTAGCTAGACAGGTTGTGGTCTGTGTGTGTGGCTGTCAGGTCACCGTCTAGCACGACAGCAGATGCAGCCACCATGTGCAGGTGATAGGCAAGTGTGTCTCTTGCATCTAGTTGCGATTGATTCAGTGCGTTCATTAGAATTTCGCCCCTGCTGAAATAAGAGCGGGTGACAGGTTGGGTTTTAGATTCCACGCTGTCGCCATCATTCCGATAGTGGTTTGGTTTGGTGTGAATGTGTCGGTGTTGGCGGGACATTGTGAATGCCCGTCTCTATCTGCACACTTGCCTAGCTTCACCTTCTGCTGGTGAACTCTGCATTTAGTTGGAAGTCTCACGCCGGTCACTTTCGATTTCCTGTTTCACTTCTGCCAGTGACTTAGCGTTGGCGATTATGTGAAAAAGTCTCGATGCGTTCATCGGTTCATTCGCTTTCGGTTTTATAGGGGCTGCCCTACAAAATGGGGTTTTGCAGAGACCGTTTATCCCTACCATTTAACTATGTCATAGCTGTATAGCCAAGTATATACCTAGAGAGCAGCCTGTTTGGTTTTCTAGCTGTTTATAGGGGTTGCCCTACAAAGTTGTTTTTTTTGGGTGTTACGTGTGTGGGTGTTGCCTTGATTCTTAAAGGAACGCACGTTTTGCGCGCGGGTTATGCCCATTTTTTTTTGTTTTTTTTTGAATGGGTGTGAGCTGAAAAAAATCTGAGAAAAAAATGCCAAAAAAAACCCCCGCCAGCGGTAGCCAGCGGGGGAAATTCTTATTTAGCGGGTTTCGTTGTCATCGCCCGTTTGCGCTTATCGTGCGCTTCGTGCGGGCAGTTGGGCATCGGGTCGATTGTTCGCTTAGTGTAGCGGTATTGAACGTCGTTCACGTCCAACTTTTCGATGTCCCAGTGATGAGTCTTGCAACCGACAATTTCGGTTGGAATTCGCTTTGGCAGTTCGGGTTTATTCAGCGGGACAATCTCAACGTTGAACACTGAATCGTCCCAATCGAACGCGTCAATCTTTCGTTGAGTGGCAGCATTGAATTCCCAATCGGGTTTCAACGTCCATGTGTCATTCCCACCGAGAAGATTGTCATTTTTGACATCCTCAGGGGTGTACAGAGATTCAGCGGTAAAGAACATCGTCGCATTAGCGGCGAACGTCCCCTTACGGTGGCTACCGCTACCAGACACATCAACTTTGTCACCGTAGAGCGTATTTATTGCTCCGATGGTGTGAATGTTGTCGTGAATGATGTTTCGCTGTAATTCTCTGGTAGGCAATCCGAATTCGGAAGTCTGAATCGTGCCTGTCGCTACTGGCTCGCCCGTCACCTTGTCGGTGTAGGTGCTAGCAGCGTCAAAGTAGCAGTTGGCAGCGTTCCCACCCTGAATGACCCTGCGGGTCACTTTGATGTCGGCGCGTCCAATGTGCATTCCGGCGATGATTGCGTTCCCGAACGCTTCGACCATAGCAACCGCGGGAGCGATTGGCAGGTAATCGGATTGTCCAAATTTCAGTCCTAGCGTCTCAACGTCGAACTCGAATTCTTTCTCAAGAGATTCAATGTATTCGGCTTTGGTCGCTCGTTGCGTGGTAGTCATAGTTCAGTACTTTCGTATTTGAGTTTGTTTCGTGGCTACCTGCCCCGCTAGCACATCGACTAGCGACGTGATTATTGCGGGGCGTTGGTCTAATATTCGGTTGGAAAAGTGACGCCCGGCGGGGGCGACCTGTCAAACCTAGCACGTACTAGTCTGTACCGCTACCCCCCTGATAGACGCTACTCGTTGATTTGTAGGGGTTGCCCTATAAATTGACCTGATAGCAGGGTTGGCAGGTCTACCAGTTAGACATGACACGCGACTTATCAGGTCAACAAGGGCGAACGCTTCACGCATGCGAGCGTATGCAATAGATGACGTGTGCGTGTGTGCATGGTGTAGCGGTAGGGGTGTGGTGAGAGACACACCGAGACACCGACACCAACACCGAGACACCAGCACACCGAGACGGAGACACCGACACGAACGAACGTCAAACGTCTCGCTGATCTTAGAAGGAACACACGCAACGACTACGTCGTCATGTGCGCGCGAAGCAATCTTCGATTGCTGTGTGTCGAACGACCGCCGATAGCCCCGTAGGGTCTTGCTTATAAATGTATGTGACCCTCACAGCGTTGAAACCGTCTTTTTCTTATCCTCTACACAAGTTGTGTACACAGTGTGTAGGGGTGTGTGTACGGTATGGACTCTACACAGTGTGTAGAGGTGTGTACACAAGTTGTGTATTGATGGATTCTGAGTTCAAGGTCTTAGTTTCGAGGTTCTCTACTCACCCCCCGACAGGGGATAGGTGTGTAGAGGTTCTCTCGCGTACGCGTGCGATGTGTTATATATATATATATATATGTGTAGCCGTTGCACACATACATGGCTTTCAGCCTGTATGAGTACAAACACATTGCGTGCGCGCGAGATTTGACTGATCTCTTGGCTGTTTCTACAATGTCTTCATGGTTGAAAAGATTTACGACAAGATTGAGCAACGGGTAACTCGTGCTATTCCTGATTGGAAAGATTGGTCTAGGCGACTAAGGCGTATCTACGCATCGCTTGAAGACTGGGGTTCTGGTGAGGAAGCCGTTGAGGACATGATCGAACAATGGGGTTGGGACTTAGCTGTCGTAAACGCCCTCATCAAAAAAACCCCATCATTTGAAATGGCTCTTGGTGATTATCGAGAGACCGGAAACTACCCCAAGAAAAAAGGGTGGGTCAAAAATATCCGAACCTCAGAGCTGAAAACCGTGTATATGCGAGAGGGAGAGTTGACTTCCTTTGCATCACTGGACGAAAATCCTAAAGCAACCAGCTTTCACGGGGCTGTAGTCGCTGCCAATGGCATGCTAGACATGGCTGAGCCTTACGGAGACCGTGACGATCTCACATATCCATCCGATGCCCCAGAAAAACCCACTGATGGCTCAGGGCTTAACACTTTCGAGGACGCATAAAATGACAGAACTCAAACGATCAGCTAAACGATTCGACTTTCAAGGTGGCTCTAAACTCAAGGGAGACGAGCGAGAAGAATTCATCGCAGGACTTCCACCTAGAGCAAAAGTTCTATTCGAGGATTTCAAAGCACCACGAACCAGAAAGAAAAAAGCAGTAAAGCTAGATGACTAAACAGTCACAAGACACCTTCATGGTCGGGAAGTCCATCTTCACCCAGTGCAGTGAACCCAAATGCTTCTACGCGCCAACACCCGACGCTACTAAATGCAAGAAGCATCGTGGTAAGGTGTAGTAATTCCATCAGGAGGAATTATTATGCCCCGTAAGAGAAATCCAGAAGCCGCTCGCATAGAAGCTGATTACAAAAGTAAACAGAAGCGCACTGGTCGAACAGCTAGCGATACGATTAAGTCCCGCCTTAAGTCAGGGAAGTCAAAGCCTAGTTTGGCAAAGAGCAAGGTTGTTCCTGAACGTGGAAAAGTTCACACCGCTCCAAAACCAAAAACTAAATTTGGTGGAGACCAGACAAAAATGGCATACGCTAAGGCAGCGTCAAAGCCGGGAACAAGGGCATATTTCGGTTCAAAAGTCGGGAAAGACTCAAGAATCGAATCAACTGAACTACCTTCAGCATCCAGTTCCGCTCCAGAAGGCAATCGTGCAGCTAAAGGCAAAAAAACTGCAACGGCTAGGAAAAAAGCTAAGAAGCCAGCTAGAGCCAAAAGAGTGTACTAACTAAATGCCTTACACCCCCCACGAACACCAGCTAAAACTCCACAAGTCCAAAGCTAAGATCAAGTGGAACCAAACAGGCAGGCGTGGGGGGAAAACTCGTTCTGCATTAGAAGAAGACCTTGCGGTAATCGAGTCCCTTTCCCACAAGTATGTCGAGTTTCCTAACGACCCAAACAAACAAACCGCTGAAGAAGCTAGGCTGGTTCCTGCTATTCACGTTTGGACAGTTGCCCCTACTAAGGCGCAGATGTATCAGGTTTGGAACGAGATGCAGGCATTCATTCCCGAACACCTCGTCTCAAAAACAAATCCATACAGAGACAATAAACTGGGTGGGGGTCGTGGCAGTGGTTTCAAAGAGGACGCTCTGCATGTGTGGCTTACGTTCAAGGATAAAAATGGACGATGGCTCAAAGGTCGTGACGGGAAGCCTCGACCACGACCGATTGTATTCTGGGAACTTAAGTCCGCAGATAATCCAGAATCTCTCCAGTCAGTGGGTCTCGACTTCCTTCACATCACTGAAGCGCAGGAGATAGCAGAAATTGGCTGGAACAAACTTAGACCTACCCTCTCAAGCCCCGGACGAGCAGGTCGCGCACTTGTTGAAGGCATACCGCCAGTATCTCCATCTCATTGGTTCGCTAGAAATTTCAAACGTGCAAAAGAGTCGCCTTCGAGAAGGCGCGAGTCGTTTAGTTGGACAGCTTTTGACAATCCGCTCCTGACTGAAGATCAGAAGGAAGAGATCAGGGAAGACAAAGAAACCATGATGGAAGACGATTGGAATCGTCTCTACATGGCTATCCAGCCTGAAGGTGCTGGAGCGTTCTTCCGCAAGGTAGATAAAGCCTCAAGAGGAACCGAACTCATGCGACCTGCTGGTAGCGGGGCTGAGTACGTTGCAGGGCTAGACCTTGGAAGAAGCAACGATGCCACGGTACTCATAGTCAAGAACCGAAAAACACGCGAATCAGTATCAGTCACAGAACTTCTGAAAACCGACTGGACAATTCAAATGGAGACTATCCGCAGTGAAGCAAGACGTTGGAACCTCAAACAAATCGTCATGGACTCAACTGGATTGGGAGGTCAATTCGCTCGTGACATCATGTACACAGAAATGCTGGCTGAAGGAATTCCAGTCATTGCCTTTAACTTCTCGCCAGTATCGAAGTACCACGACTTGTACCTGCCTTATCGAATTGCCCTCGAACACGAACAAGTTAGTTTCCCAGCAGAGTGGAACAAGCTAAGTTCGCAACTCATGGACACTACTCACAAAGAAACTGCAAACCGTGGGCATGTGTTTGGAACGTCATCTGGCTCGCATGATGACTGGGCGGACGCAGAGGTGCTAGCCTTGTATGGTTGCGACCCTGTAGAGTATTCTGTGACAACACGCAAGAAACGGGAATCGACTGGCATAGAGCCTTTACGTCCCAATTTCATATCAAAACGTCGCAAGAAGCATGGCTTGATTGGGCTGACTCGTGAAGCAAGACACGCAGGCTATCTTGATGGAATAGATGAAGTCTTAGAAGCAGGAATAATTCGATAATGGTCACCCCTGTAATGCCTTTAGCTCGTGGCACAAACGTCGATGACACTATTCGGCTAGAACGAGCTAACCCTCAAGACGAACCTAACATCACTGAAATGTGGATAGACAATCAGTTTGCAAAGGGTCGCCAGAGGTTTGGGAAATTCTGGTCTAAATGCAAGATGGTTGACGAGTTTGTCAAGGGAGAGTTTGATTTCCCTGTTACTGAGAACGGCTCAAAGATAAGACTTGGAACTGCTCACTCAGTTATCAAGACTCTCGTAGACCACATCACTCCCCCATTTGTAGATATAACAGTCCCTGCACCCGGAACAAGGGGTCAGGCAAGGGCAGAGAAGATAGAGAAGTTCCTTCGTGGCTCCAACAGCCGACTAGAACAGGAAACTCCAACTCGACGGGTAGTGAACTTCCACCAAGGCTCTTATGGCGTAGCGTGGGAGAAGACTGAGTTCATTGGCTCAAAATGGGCTGACTTCCCTGAACCACCTGAAGATGATGGTGACCTAAGCAAATATAAAAAAGACCTAGAAGCCGCTATGGATAAGCGGTCAGTCGAGTTCCCAATTACTACCAAAGCAGTAAATCCTCAACAGGTCATCTGGGACACTAACAATGGAAGCGACCCGCGCTGGGTTATCCATTTCTTTGAGATTGACAACGAATGGATACACGCTCACTTCCCCGGCTGGGAAGGTTCTAAGGCTGGTCGCTCTAACTTCGTTGAGGTTTGGACTCACTCGCAAGTTGCCTACAGGGCAAACAATAGCTGGGTTATGAAGCCTCGTCCTCATGGTTACAAGATTCGACCATGGACTATGTACTGGGCGCAGACAGGTATCGACACCGTCGGCAACAAACCTGAAGACCTGTACTGGGGACTTCTGGATGGTAACTTCGAGATGATTCGTGCTGAATCACAACTTGCTTCGCAGTATCTCGACATCGTAGTTACTGGTACTCACCCTGTGACTAACTTCAAAGGTCCACCGGGAATGGCTGATGAAGCGATGAACGAGTACGACACCTCGCCGGGAGCCATGAACGTGGTTCCGCAGAACGTAGAGATAGAAATCCCACGAGTTCCTGAGCCGCCACAGACAATCATCTTGGCAAAGAATATGTTCGATGAGGCGATTGAGGCGAATACCGCCCCGTCGGTAACTCGTGGTCAGCGTCCTTCGGGCGCATCTTCGGGTTATGAGACTGCTGTACTGTCCGGTATTGGTCGTCTCAATTTCGCAGCGTTCGTGTCAGCAGCTAACCGTGGCTTGCAACACAGGAATGAAATCATTCTAAGTATCGTAGAAAATGTCATTCAAGACAGAGTCACAGTATGGGGACAAACGGAAGCAGGAACAGTAGATGCCAGCATCGCACCCAAAGACATCCGTGGACACCATGTCAACTTCGTCCAACTCAACCCCACCGCTCCCGAAGAAAGAGAGCGAATTCTCAATCTCTGGTCAACTAGATGGCGAGAAGGTTTCGTTGACCATGACACTGCCTTACGCGAAGGCGGGGTTTCTAACGCCCTCGAAGTCCAATCTAAACTCCTTGCTGAAAAGTTCCTTAAGTCGGAGCAGATTGCAGGGATTCTCGAAGGCATTGCAGCACAACGCATTCCACTTCTTCAAGGCATCATAGAGGCTTCAGGAGCCACAGGTGGAGAAGCAGACGCAATAGCGCAGTCCGTACTCGACACTCAAGGTGCAACACAGCTACCAAACGCAGGTAATTTCCAACCGGGGAACTCGGCAGGTAACACTCCGCAGACCCCCGGCACAGGTCAGCCAACAACTACTCGTCCGGTAATGCCGGGGTCGATAGGGGAAGCTGACCTTGTGGGTAGACAGATAAGTAGCCCCGCT